CTGAGTTATTTTCAGAAACTCGCTGAAGAGTAAACAATAAGAAAGGGGTCTCACGACCCCTTTTTTTATGCCCCACTAAGTCTTGGATTATATACTCTCTTCAATCGTTTATTAACATAATCACTTGACTTTTTATACTTCATAATTTTTCTCATATCACTCACATACAGATCTAAGTAATCTGCTTTTAGAACTCTTATTCTTCTCTTTGCATCATTCAAATTCACTTCATATTGATAGTTTGTTACTGGAAATACATTGTTGCTCAATACTTGATCACCATTGGCATCTCTAGCTACACCAACATTATCTACTGATGCTAATGGATTGAGAGTTTCACCCGCCATCGTAACTTCTTGACCTATAACTTCATCCAAGTATCTAGAATCAAAATTAGAATCTACTCGTAATCCTTCTGGAACTATTAATCTTCCTCTGTTATCTAAAAATAATTCAGTATTGTAATGATGAATATTTGTTAGAGCTTCTTCACTGCCATATTTTTCTATGATAAAATTTTGAAAATCAATATCATTTAGTGGCCACTGGTCACGATAGTTAGTAATATTGTTTGTTGTTAAGATAACCCAATCATATCGAGGATCTCCATATACTGCTTCTGCTGTTTGATCTGGTCTTTCATCCCCAATAATCATATAGTCACTAAATGCCGTTGCAACGCTTAGAAAATCCTCACGCAGTTTAGGTCTTTTAAATATATTTTTTACCGCAATAGTTTCATCACTAGAACTTCTGTCATTAGTTCTAGAGACATATTCCATTTCTGGAAAGTAAGAAAAATAAGAAGCCATTAATATCCTATCTCTGAGTGTAAGGGGTTATTTTCTTTGATAATACTAATTGGGAAGAGATCTCCTAAAGAACTATCTGATCCATCATATAATCTTCCCTCAGCGACTTTACCATGATAGTCTGTGTTGTATATAGGTTCAAGTTCATTAAATCTGAGTGTCATGTTCACAGAAATTGGCATACCATTATCATATGCCATCCATTGACCCTCTGGAGTATAGTTAACACTTATGTCTGTTAGAGCACAGGGTTTGAACTTATTTACTCCCATAATATCCTTTTTGTCTCTAGTCACATATCTAAGTCGAAATATATTAGGTGTGCCTAGGAAGTATGAAGGCCCTCCAGCTAAACCATTGTCTTCTGATCCACTCTCCATTTTTTTAAGTTTTCTAGGAGCAGACCATTGTTTAAAAGCACGAATAATCATTCTAACATTTGCCGCTTCCAATTCATCTCTAGGGCTCATTGTCCATTGAAACTCAAAGGATCTTAGAGCAACACCTGTAAATAAGAGTTCTGTGTTTGCGTTTGCGACAACACCTACACTTCTAGATAGAATTTGTTCTGGTGAAATATCATATCCCATATTGGCAGATAACTGACTGATTAGATTTGATCTTATATCTAATCTACCTGTCTCTCTTTGCATCCTTTCTACTGTTTGACCAGCCCTTCTTCTATAACTACCAAGAAAGAAACCATCAGCAGTAAAGGTTGCTCTTAATGGGTTTGTAGAGGTTTGTTGAAGTGCTGTTGCTGATCCAGCGTTCATATCCCCATCATCCCACATTCTTGGGTTTGGATCCATCATATTGTTAGGCATTGGTAGTTTGACACCAGCACCCAATTTTTTTCTAAATGGTGAAGATCTTTGTAATCCAAATCCAATATTGTTTTTAGCATCCTTTCCTGTTGTATTTCTTCTCCTTTCATGGTGCAAAGCATCTGCATATGGTGGTTGGTATCCATAACATTGGATGAACATATGATCCATATTATTTGCCATATCCATAGGATATTTGACAATTCTTCTAAACATCACATCATTATCATTGTCATAATCACTTATATTATGATATGTTCCAAAGTCGGGATTAAACATCTTGTTAAAGATGCTAAAATCTCTTTTTAATTCTGCATTTTGAGCAAACTTTCTAGGATCAACAGCTGATAACGCAGCAAGTTTATCAGAACTTATATTAAATATACCATTTCTACTCTTTGCATGTTCATAACTTTCAGTATCACTAAAAAATGAAGCCTCTTCAAAACTTACTGCATTATCAACCCTTCCCTCAGTTATCTCAAAATCTAAGGTTTCTTCTTTTTCTATCCAAGATGGTTTGGGATAGTCTTTATTATTTGTAGCTTGAATATTCTTTTTTATACCCTCTTTTATACTTTTATCAATTCTTGCTCTTTCTTCTGCATTTAGGAAGGGTTTCTCTGTTCCTAACAAAGTTGATGGCTCAAGAGATTTCATCTCGTTTAAATTCCAGACACCATTAGCATATATTGGTTTTCCTTCTGGAACGAGGGCACCGTTTCTATCTACAGGTAAAACTTGAGCAGTTCCGTTTTCCGCATCGTAAAACAAACGGTAATTTTGAATATCTAAATTTTGATCTATTCTTTTTATTTGTTCATATTCAATCGGATTTATCTCATCACCAACTTTTTTGTCCTTGTCCACGATGGGTGTAGGAGTAAGACCAGTTTTTATATCGTTTCTATACTCAGTTGGTATTTGAGATGGAAACAGTGCTGAACCGCCAGGATAGAAATTCGTCCAAGGGGCGCCAGGATAGAAACTCATTTTTTATTTTCTCCAGTTAAATGCTCTGTTTTTAGGATACGTTCTACCAGATTTACTAATGAATCTTTCTGTAGGGAGTAATGAAATGTTACCCCAATCTTCATCATCAGGAACTTTATATAGGTTACTTATTCCAGAAAACAGGTATTTGTGTATGCTATTTTTGGGCACCACAGACCCGCCACCGCTATTTAGTAAGCTTTCTGCAATGGAATCACGATAATCAGGATTAATGTAGTGTAGATTGCATCCTAAGAACCCATCTCCATCAAATCTCAATGCTACTGCAAGAGGTTGAATATCCCAAAATGGATATTTTTCTGGGTATGCTACGCTATATGAGAAATAAAATAACTTTCCTATTGTAATTCCACTAGTATCAATAGTATCAGCATCCATATCTTGCACTTTTGCCAAAGCATCCTGTAATGCATTAGCATACCATGCACTAGTTCTCCTACCAGTTCCAGCTTTTTCTTTAATATCTTCTGCGATCATGTGAGATACCTAAATCGTCTTCGGTCATGATCTTGAATTCATACTTTCTATCAGCACAGTATTGTTCTGCTGCCTTCCACTTAGCCTCATTAATAACCCATGTTTGAACATCACGAGCCCATGCCTTAGATCTTCTCTTTGGATTTCTTGGAGGAGCTTTACATTGTTTCTTAGGTTTCACTTCTATCACAACAGACCGTTTCTTCCCATTTGAGTCTGTATAATTTATGAAAAAGTCAGGAAAGTATCTGTGCATCTTCCTATCTAAAGGATTTTTGTACGGTATCCAGAACTCCTCTGATTGCCATTGACTTATATTCTCTGTAAGATCACAGTATTCCATGAACTTTTTTTCCCAAAGTGACCTATAGATGATGTTTGTGGGATCACCTTTATACTTTTTTATATGTTTTGGTTTGAATTTGCCCTTATAAGCCATAAAAACTCGTATACATAGTATGGTAAGTCATATGTTTATTTAGATGGCGTCACAGATCAGCAAATTAAAAAGTTATTTTCAAAAGGTAGGGCCACTAACTGCAGCTACTGACTTTAGAACTATTAATGTAAATGATCCAGAACAACTTTTCAATTTTGAAAAGGCATTAGGAGCTCCATCTTTATCAAACTATTTCAAGTTTTCTATGGAGATTTCTCCCCAGAAGGCGGAAATAAAACAATTTAATGACGAGGATGCTAGTCCTTCAAATATGACTTTAGATAAATTTAGAGAGGCTACGATAGATAAAAATTTGCGTAAGTGTAAGAATTTAGAACAGTGGTTGACCGAATCTGGATGTTTTGATAATTGTTATGGTGCAAGAAGGTATGAATTACTAGCAAGTGATGCAAACTTGCCAGGCACGAATATGCAAGTCGTACAGGAGGTAGGTAGTAGACAGGGTATAAGAGAAAGATTTGCTGGACAAAGACAATATACTGATATTTCAGTATCATTCTATGTAACACATGATTACGCCAGTCTTAGATTCTTCCAAGAGTGGATAAATTATATGAATCCAATTTATCTTGGTAGAGAAGGAGAAACTTACGACTCATCATCTGCAACAGGATATCCAGAAGCAACTGGCAAAAATGCATTTCACAGATTTAGATATCCACATACTTATAAGAGGGACATTCAAATAACAAAATTTGAAAGAGATATTAATAAAGGTTTTACTCAGAAAAAGAAAGTTGCTACAGAGTGGACTACTGATATGGATACGAAAGATGAGGGAAAACCAATTTATGACTCTGCTTATCAACCAACTGTGATAAGTTATAACTTTGTGAACGCATTTCCAGTATCAATACAAGACATACAGTTAAGTTTTGGTGCTGCACAGGTATTAAAAGTAACTGTTGATTTTTCTTATGATAGATACTTCTTAGTTCAATCATCGAAAGGATCTAGGCCTGATCAGTTTGGAGATAATGTTCCATTAGGAATAACTCCTACAGTCTTGAGTCGAGGTGCTAACTACCCCTAAAAACCCCTCTAAATAATAACGAATAATTACTTATTATGCCTTTACCAAAAATTACGACGGCTGAGTATGAATTGAAATTGCCTTCTACTGGAAAAACTGTAAAGTACAGACCTTTTCTAGTTAGAGAAGAAAAAGTTCTTATACTTTCGCTTGAAACAGAAGATCAAAAACAAATCACTAACGCTGTTAAACAGGTTCTAAAAGAATGTGTTCTAACAAAAGGTGTTAAGATTGATACTCTACCAAGTTTTGACATAGAATATTTGTTTTTAAATATCCGTGCCAAATCTGTTGGTGAGACTATTGAATTGGTTGTTACATGTGGTGATGATGGGGTTACAGAGGTTCCTGTGACTGTTGCCATTGATGATATTAAAGTTGAAAAAAGTGATGACCACACAACTGATATTGAATTGGCAGATGGTTATACTGTCAAAATGAAATATCCTTCATTGAATCAATTTATTGAAAATAATTTTAATCCGAAGGAAGATGATGCTGTTGAAAAATCATTTGGTATTGTAGCTTCTTCTATTGATATGGTGTATAATGCAGATGAGATGTTTGCAGCCTCTGACTGTACTAAG